GAGGATCAGGCGATACGCTGGGCCCGACTCGCCGGGCAACTCGTCTTGCGTCCCGACATTCCGGAGCGCTTCCGCCCGCTCACTGAACTCCTCGAGGGCGCGTGCAAGCAGATGGTCCGGCTCGCTCGCGAGATCGATCTGCTCCAGCTCGGCGGTGCCATCCAAGTGGACGTCTCCGTGGACAAGCACGCCCAGCAGCTGGTCGAGGTCGGCTGATGGCGATTGAGCTGGATCCGCTCGTCGCGAAGCTCGTCGGAGACGGGCACGCCGCACGGTCGTTGCTCGTCGCCATGGAGACGTTCTGCAATGCGCTGGTCGAGGACGCGCTCAAGGAGATGGACCGCGAGCTCGCGAACCGGCGCTTGACGTCGGAGACCGCGCTCACGCTGTCGCATGAGATCGGCGCCTATCGGCGGATCGTCCAGCGGCTGCGGAACCGTGTCGTCGCCGGCGAGAAGGCGGAGCAACGCCACGTGCGAGAGCAGCAGGAGGGAGCGGCATGATCCAACCGCAGCCAGCGGCACCGGCGAAGGAACAGGTGCAGCTCGGCAATCGGGTGATCGAGTTGGACCCAGAGGCTGCGGGTGCTGTCCGCCAGTCGTTCAACGATCTGGCGAATGCGTACGGCGTGGCCGTCGATCAGCAACGGCGCCAGATCTTGGACTCGCTGGGGACGCCGGGCTGGCAGCCCCCTGCGGCCCCGCCGCAATTCGAGCCGCCGCCCGGCATCGAGATCCCCGACTCCGATCTCCTCTTCTCGAATAAGGAGGCCTGGCAGGACGCGCTCAATAGCTCGATCGAGCGGCGGATCCGGACGGCGCAGGGCGAGAACGCGGCGCTGGTCCAAGGGGCACTCGGCGCCGTCGATCAGGAACTCCGTCGGCGCGATCAGCGCCAACAGGCGCAATCCGTCCATGACGACGTGATGGAGGAGATGCTCGAGCGCCGGAACCTAGGCGACAACCGCCGGATCGTGCAGACGATCTACAACGAGCAGTACCAGAACCTCGTCAACCTCCCGCTGTCGGTCGCAATCGATCAGCTGGGCCAGATGGCGGAGCAGGAGATCGCGCACATCCGGGGCCAGACCACCGCACCCGCAGAGGCCGCCCCTGCACAGACCGCCCCGCCGGCGTTGCTCCGCTCCGCGCGTCGCGCCGCGGGTGGCGCCGCACCGGCGCCGCAGCAACCGAAGACCATCTCGGATCTGATCCGCCATCGGCAGGCCATCCTACTCGGTCGAGAGAATGCCGCCTGATGGGTGATCTGCTCACACTTGAAGCACCTCCTGTTCTTCCGGAGCACCACAAGCGATGTCCGGATTGTCGGGTCGTGAAACCCCATGCCGCATTCGGCAAACACCGCCGGATGCCTGATGGATTGCAATTCTACTGTCGTACGTGCACGGCTAAACGAGGCCTAGCCACACGCCGCGCCAATCCGGCACGACAGCGCGCAGTTGTTCGTCGCTCGTACGAGAAGAACAAACCGAAGATCCTTGCACGCGGCAAATTATTGCGCCGTCAGCGGTGTGACGAACTGATCGCCCGCCTCAAAGCGGCACCGTGCGTGGATTGTGGTGGTCACTTCCCGCCCTGCGCAATGGATTTCGATCACCGGCCTGGTACGGAGAAGCTCTTTCAGTTTGGCGGCAGCGAGCTCGTCCGGCGCTCGCTCGAAAAGACCTTGGCGGAGATCGCCAAGTGCGACTTGGTCTGTGCGAATTGCCACCGCATGCGGACGTGGCGGCGGCATCGAGGAGAATAGGAGAGCGCGGATATGCAAACCTGGAGCCAAGATACGCCGACGGGCCCGTTCAGGAATAACTTCCTTTCTGAACAAATGTACGAGGCCGCCTTTGAGAAAGCCGAAGTGATCCAGTGGGTCGAGCCGGTCGACGGCTTTGGGAAGAAGAAGGGCGACACCGTCAACCTCTTCACGATGACCGGCCCGCCGGAATCTCCGACGAAGGGCATCCTCCAGGAGAACATCCGGATTCCAGAAACCGCCGTCGGGATCTCCGGCACCTCGTTCTTGATCCTCGAATTTGGCGAAGCCGTCACGTGGACCAACATCTGGGACGACTTCGCGAAGTACGATCTCCCCGCGTTCGTCAAGAAGCGGCTCCGCGAGATCATGAAGCTCACGTTGGATGTCTCCGCCGGCGATGGGTTCAAGAAGGGCCTGATCACCATGACGCCCAGCTCGGCATCGGGCTTCACGATCGACACGACCGGCACGCCGTCGGTCGCCGCAACATCGGCCATCGGGATCAACCATCTCCAGATCGCCCGGGACTACGCGTATGGCACGCTCAAGATGCCGTACTTCGGGGAGGGCGACGCCTACATCGGGATCGCCAACTGGGCCACCACGCGGTCGGTCCGGAACGATACGCTCTTCAAGGAATGGTACGTGCTGGGCAATCCGGAGAAGCTCCAGCGCGGCGAGATCGGGATGGTGGAGAACATCCGGATCATCGAGACCAACCACGATACCGTGCTCCAGGTGACCACCTCTGCGGGGACGAACATCGGTCAGGCGTTCATCTTCGGAGACGAGGCGGTGGCGTTCGCGGAGGCGCAGACCCCGGAGTTGCGGCTCAAGATCGCGGACGATTACGGGCGGAACTTGGGCTGCGCATGGTACGGGCAGCTCGGGTTTGGCCTCTACCATCCCACCGCGAACCCGCGCGAGGCGCGCGTGCTGCGGATCACCGGCAACAACTTCGCGAACCCGTAAGGAGACACTCCGATGGCAATGGATGCAGGGACATACACCTGGGCCTTTCCCGCGAACGGGCAAGCGACCGACGCCGCGAACGCCGTGGCCGGCAACGTCACCACCACGGGTGACAAGGCGTTTTTCGTCGCCTCGGAGGGCGTGGACGTCGTCGAGGTGGGCGCGCTGATCGGCACCGCGACGGCCGCGACGGCCTATGTCTTCACGGCGGCGACGGCCCCGGCGATCGGTGGCAGCTACACCGTGGCGGCGACCGTGACCGGGCCGACGGCAGCGATTGCGGCGGGCGCATGCCTGCGTCGGACCACGAAGATCCATCTCGATAAGGGCCAAGTGCTGCGGTTCAGTGTGACCGGCGCTCCCGCGAGCGGCACGGCGCAGCTCTACGCCAAGTGCTACCCATCCGGCAGCCGCACCGTGGACGTGGTGAGCACCACCTAGGAGGGCGCGATGGCTGCGATCACCCTCGCAGAGATCACCTACGCCACGACCGACAAGATCCTGTCGGCGCCGGGGCGGACCAGACGGATCATCGCCATCTCGTTTCCGACCGGGGCGAATGCCGGGACCAACAACACGTATGCGACCGGCGGCGTGGCACTCGACAAGCTCCAGCTGGGATGTCCCCGCCGGGTCCAGCGGATCGTCGTCGTCGGTGTGACCCCGGTCGCTGGTGCGAGTAATCCGGGGTGGACGTGGAACGGGGACGCCACCAGCCCCAAACTCGTCGCGATGGCGAATGCGGCGGCGGGCGGCGGAGACGCAGAACTCGCGGCAGCAACCGCGATCCCGCCAACGCAGCAGCTTGTCTGCGAGGTTGAGGGCTACTGATGGCGCGGCTTGAACCGGTCCACATCCTTGAGCCCGACCGCGCCACCACGCAGATGACGTGCGTGCGGATCAATCCCACGCGGAGCTTCGCGCATCTCGGGCCGACCGGCATGGCACTCTACACGTGGCAAAATGGCCAGTGGTTCGATCAGGGGGGGATGCCGATTCCACCGGAGCAAGTCCCGGAGGAGTACCGCAACGTCATGGCGGCGACGCCGATCGTGGTCTCCACGGGTGGGCCGGCGATCGTCTGGACGTGCGAATTCTGCGGTGATCAGATGAACAGCTCCGAGAAGGAACAGCACCTGATCGGGCACATTCGGGGCACGTTTGCGACGGTCGGCGCGAAACCGATCGAGACTCCGCAACCTCCAGCCCCAGCCCGGGAGCGGCAGCGGATACCCGCCGCGAGCTGAGCCGCCCATGGGAGCGGTCACCGCTCGAGCACTCTTCCAAGCCCACATTGACGGGCTGACGGCCATGGATGTCTCCACGCTGCCGGTCCCGATCAGTGCGGCGTGGACGATGGATCAAGCGGTCGGGGACATCGACATCGTGACCCTCGCGTCGGGGACAACGACGCTCGCCATGCCGACGGGCGCGACGATGCTCGTCATCATCCCGCCGCCCACCAACGTGACCCCGATCGTCTTGAAGGGCGCCGCCGGCGACACGGGCGTTGCGCTCAATCCCAACTGCGCCACGGTTTTGGCGCTCGCCATCACCCCGCTCATTCTCCAGACGACGGCGGCGATCTCGGCGGTACGCCTGATCTGGCTCTGAGGTGAGGTGCCCGTGGGCTACTTCACCACTGCGGTTGATCTCAAGAAGGATGGCCTCTTCCTCGCCGGCGAGCCCGACGACGGGAATTCACAATATGACGGCCGGGCATACGAGTGGCTGACGATCGTTGAGCGAGCGCTGCTCTCGGGCGGCCAATTCGGGCCGTCGACCGTCGTCCCGTATGACTGGCTCTGGGCGCGGGCGTGGCCGCGGGGCGCGATCCAGTTAAGCCAGCCGATCAACGGCGATCACAAGTTGACGGCGACGTTCACGATGGGCAGCCGTTCCGTGACGGCGCAGATCCTCCCCGACGGCACGTCGCTCGCTGGCTATCGCATCCAAGAAGACACCACCCCCGCACGCCATCTCGTCACCGTCAGTCAGAACGATGTCCCGAACAACGTGACCTACATCACGCTCTCGGAGCCGTGGACGGGGCGCACCAAGTCCGTCACGAGTTGGATGGCGTATCCTGACACCTACGAGCTCCCGACCGACTTCATCCGCGGCACCTCGCCGCTCTTCATCATGGCGTTCCCGGCGAGTGGCTTCCCCTACACGATCGACGTCATCGATCCGCCCGATCTCGAGCGCTACTACCCGCAGACCTATCCGATGGCGGCCGGACGCACACAGAGCGGGCTGCCCGTCGTCGCGGCTCGCGTGACCGAAACGAAGCTCCGGTTCTCGCACTATCTCTACACGCCCGACACGCCCTATCCCGTCCAGATCGAGTTCGAGTACATCCGTCGGCCCGATGTACTCGCGGAGGGCGCGATCCCGATGGTGCCGATCCAGCACCGCCGGATTCTGTCCTATGGGCTCGCGTATCTCATCTTGGCGGACAAGGACGACTCGTCAGCCACACCGGTCTGGCAGCAGTTCCAAGCGCAGTGGAAGGCGATGATGGACGAGTACCGCCGCGGGCTGCGGCGGATGTCGTCCCGGTGGGGCGTTGTCCAGCCGTCCCGCGTGACGCAGGCCTGGGGCCCACCGCTCTGGACGACGGGCGGACTCCCGGTCTGGAGCTGGTAGATGCCGCAGCAGGGCACGGCCTATCTGGTCCCGTTCGGCACGGCGGGGATGGTGTCGCACCCGAACCGCTGGCGGGCGAAAGCTGGCGAGATCCTGATCGGTGAGAACGTGGTGGTGGAGAACGATCTGATCAACAAGGAGCCCGCCGCGACGTACTACGACCCGCAGGGGATCGATTCCCTTCCGCTCCAAGTGGCATGGACTCCGACGACAGCTGGCGCTCCGTCGATCATCGCGATGGTGTTCGTGGACGCGCTCCCCACGTCCCAGTATTTCGGGACACGCCTGCTGACCGGGATCGCTGGCACCGTCACCTCCCCATGGGTCTCCGCGCCGTTCGCCTCCATCGTCGCCGTGGGATGCTTGCACGCCGTTCGCATCTCGGCGCTGACCGGCGGGGCGACAAGCATCACGGACTCGCGAGGCAACACGTACACGCTTCTGACGGAGGTGACGCAGGCATCCGGGCTGCACGGGCAGATCTGGGGTGCCGTGATCACGCAGCAGATCCAATCCGGGGACACGGTGACGATCACGTTCTCGCCAGGCACCGCCAACGTCAACATCATCTCCACCAGCACCAGCGATGTGAAGGTGCCGCTCACCGTTCGCGAGAACGAGAGCGCCTCATCGACGGGATCGACCACCTCCAGCATCAGCGGGATGTCGCAGTCCTACCCCCTCATCGGCATCGCGCTCGCTGCGTCCAGTTCGTCCACCGTCACGCCGGATTATACGAGCACATTCCGATGGACGAATCGCGCCACGGTCAACTCAGGCGCACATCGGCTCGCGGCCCTCACCTCGAATGTCTGGTGGGCATCCGCGCACATCGCGGCGCAGATCGAGTGGGTTCCTGACGACACCTCTGCGATCTCGGGCAGCACGACGGTCGTGGCAGGGTCGAACATCATCACGACCCAAGTGAACACGGTGAACGCGTTCCGTCCCGGGGACATCATCATCGTCGGCGGTGAGTCGCAGGTGGTCAAGGATTTTCCGTCCAGCACGCAGATCTCCACGGTGACGCCGTTCGCGACGAACCAGACCGTGGCGAGCGTCACCCGCCGTGCGGGCCCCGTCCTCATCACCGTCGCGAACATCGAGCAATTCTCGCCCGCAGGCGGCTACATCCTGAAGGAAGATCCGACGCGCGGGGCACTGGGGGCCCACGGCAACCTAGATGCTATCTGGGCAAACTATCCGCTGGCGATGGTGCGTCCCGGGCGCTTTGTCGTCGGCGGCAAGGAGGATGCGTCACGGCTGCGGAAGCTGTTCTATCTGAACGGCGTCGATCCGGTCCAAGTTCTTCCCGGCGACGGGCAGACAGCGGCCCCCATCGCGAAGCCCGCTGCGGACTGGGGGACCACGCAGGACGCCAGCAAGCAACCCCTCAACGGGATCGTGCATCAGGACTCGCTCGTCATCTTCGGGAACCTGAATGATCCGCACCGGATCTACTGGTCGACCCCCGCCGATCACGAGGATTTCCAGACGACGGCGGCACCTGCCGTCCCCTACATGAGCATCCGCGTCGCCTCGAACATCGGGCGGCGGCTCTACGGTGCCGCGCAGTATCAAGGTGTCCTCTACCTCTGGAAATACCCCTACGGGATCTTCTACGTGGATGACACGCCCACGGATCGCCTCCAGTGGAGCTATCGCACGCGCTCCACGGCGCTGGGATGCGCGCCGAGTCCGTATGCCGTCCTCGCCGTGGATGACGACGTGATTTTCTGTGACGCAGAGGGCCACTTTCACTTGCTCTCCGCAGTCGCGAGTCTCGGCGGCACACGGGATTCCGACATCACCCGGGCGCTGGGACTCCACACGTGGACGCAGCAGAACGTCAACATTGGCACCCTGAACACCCTCGTCTCGGTGTACGACACCGCGACCAAGACGGCGTGGTTCGGGCTCCGGAGCGCCAGTGCCTCCGCGCAGACGCCTGCCGACAATGATCTCGTCATCCGGTGGGATTTCTCCCTCGTCCCGCAGGGGGGCCCGATGCGGATGACGACGGCGCGCATGTGGGTGCCGAACGCGTTCTGCTTGAAGCATCGGGATTTCACCGGGCGGCAAGCCGTGGTGATCGGGGAATACGGCAATGCGTGGTTCGTCGAGCCGCAGACATATGGGCGACGTACCGACCGGGATTTCGTGGCGAATGCCGATACTCCGCGCGGGGTGGCGACGCGCATCTCGCTCCCGGAGCTCGATTACGGGGACGCGCAGCCCCCGAACCGCGCCGTCCGGAAATCCTTCCGTGCGCTCGAGATGATCGCGCAGGCGACGGAGAACACGAATCATCCCGTGGCGATGACGATCAACGTCGATGGCGTCTATCGCCAGACACTCCGCTATCCGCAGGGGCCGAACCGCCGCCGTCTGCAACCACTCCAGTGCGGTGACGGCTATTCGCTCTCCGGAGACATCACGACGGATGGCAGTGTCGTCGGGGACGTGCCGTTGATCGGGCTCGTCGTCTACTACGCCCCGACGGGCACCGACCAGTCGCGGAAATCCTGATGCCGCGCCCGCTCTTTTCGCATCAGATGGTCTGGCGGGAGCCCGCCACGGGCGGCGCGCAGGGGCCGACTGGCCCAGGCGTCCCCGCAGGGGGCACGGTGGGTCAGGTGCTCGAGAAGGCATCGGGCACGGACTATGACACGGTCTGGGCTGATCCTCCGGCGGGGTCGCCAGCGTCGCTGGGATACCGCTACGTGCAGGCATCCGCGGCACCGACGTGGACGATCACGCACAGCTTGTCCTTCCGGCCCAACGTGACGGCGGTAGACTCGACGGGCCGCGAGATCATCCCGGGGGACGTGAACTACCCGAATGCGACGACGGTCACGTTGACATTCTCGGCAGCGGTCGGTGGTGAGGCGTACCTGAGCTAGGGGGGATGTGATGCCGACCATCTACGGTTTCGTTGACCTCGTCAAAAACGAGCTCCGCAACGCAGTGATGCAAAACTTGGGCTCCGCACCGGCGTCCCCGGTGAAGGGGCTCATGTATTTCGACACGACCGCCAACACGCTGTACTGGTACGACGGCACGACGTGGCAAGCGGCGAAGGCAGGCGCGGGTGCCACCCCGGCGACGACCGTGACGACGCAGGCGATCGGGGACGCCCCGGTCGTCGGGACCCTGACCAACTTCGCCCGCGAGGATCACAAGCATGGCATGCCGACGTTTGGGGCCGTCACCGCCCAGACGGCATTCGGCGCGGCCTCCGCCACCGGCTCGGCGGTGACGGTGCCGCACTCGGACCACACGCACGGCACGCCGACCCATCTCAACGCGGACCACTCCGCCATCAACCACTCCGCCCTCGCGCCCCCGACCGCAGACGTCTCCTGGGGCGGCTTCAAGCTAACCAACCTCGGGACGCCGACCGCTGCCACGGACGCCTCGACGAAGGGCTACGTCGATGCCGCCATCAACGGCCTCGCTTGGAAGGATGCCGTCCGCGTCGCCTCGACGGCAAACGTCGTCATCGCGACGGGGGGGCTGATTGCGGTCGATGGCGTGACCGTCGCGGCGGGCGACCGCGTGCTGCTGAAGAACCAGACCGCCCCGGCCGAGAATGGGATCTATGTCGCCGCCTCCGGTGCATGGACGCGCTCGACGGACGCTGCCGCCGCGAACGACATCCTGAATGCGGCAGTCTTCGTCTCCGAGGGCACGACCCAGAGCGACACCGCGTGGGTGATGACGACCAACCTCCCGATCACGATCGGGACAACGGCGCTCACTTGGACGCAGTTCGGCGGTCCTGGCTCGTACAGCGCGGGCAACGGCTTGACGCTCACCGGCAACGTCTTTGCCGTGGGCGCCGGCACCGGGATCGTCGTCAGCGCGGGCACGACGGCGGTCGACACCACGGTCATCGCGACGCAAGCCTACGTGAACACCGCCGTCACCGGGATGGCGAAGAAATTCGCCGCTGCCTTAACGGGGACCGCGTCGCCGGAGACCGTCACCCACAACCTGAACACGCGCGACGTGCAGGTGTCGGTCTACAACGGCGCGACGCCGTACACCGCGGTCATGGTCGACTGGGACGCCGCCACCGTGAACACCGTGACGATCCGCTACAACCCGAATCTCGGGGCGGGCTACCGGGTGGTGGTGGTGGGCTAAATGGCGCGCGACTATGGCATCACCAATGCCGCCCCCTACGCGAGCGCCCCTGCGGCCGGCGCGGCGGGGGATACGTACTGGAACACCGGAGAGAAAGCGCTCTACGGCTCGGACGGGACGACCTGGAACAGAGTCGGGCTCGCCTCGATCGGCACGACCGCGCCGACGACCCCGACCGTCGGGCAGCTCTGGTGGCGGAGCGACAGCGGCAAGCTTTACATCTACTACGATGACGGGAACTCCAAGCAATGGGTCCCCGTGAATCTGGGATGAGGTGACGATGGCCCGCCCCCTCTTCGCGCATCCCGCGCTGGCCCCGATGCTGACCCAATCGATGACGCTGGTGATCGGTCCGACGGCACCGACGAATCCGCAAGTGGGCCAACTCTGGTGGCGGAGCGATCCCGACGGCCAGCTTTATGTCTACTACGATGACGGCACCTCCCAGCAATGGGTCGCTGCCTCCGCACGGGGGGTGTGATGGCCGCGCTCGATTTCCCCAACAGTCCGACGAATGGGCAGCAGTACGCAGCCCCGAACGGCGCGACCTATCAGTGGGATGGCGTCGTCTGGGCCGTCGTTCCCGTGGGGAGCGCGCCCCCCAGCGGGCCCGCAGGCGGCGATCTGACGGGCACCTATCCGAATCCGACGATCGCGAAGCTCGCGGGTGCGGCCGTGGGCACGACAACCCCGCTCGCGCGTGGGGACATCTTGGTGGCCAACGGGACGCCGGCGCTCACGCGCGTGGCACTCGGAGCGGCCAATACGGCGCTGCAATCGAACGGCACGGATGCCGTCTGG